AGTCCAGGTGGCGTAGCATTTACGACTTACGAAAATTCAAGTGGATTTAGTATAACAGTAACCACAACAGATAAGTATACATTTACATTAGGTGCAACTCCTAGTATAACAGAAGAGTCAGGAGGACCAACTGTGTCTGCAGGACCAGTTACATTAACGGCATGATAAAAAAATTAAAAAACTTTATTTGTAAAATATTTGGCATTAAACAATGTGCATGTTCAGAGGAGCCATTAGAATTAAAAGATGAAGTTACAAGTCGTAAACTAGATAAAATAAATAGAAAACATAAAAAAGGATCTGAATAATGGCTGGATTAAGTGCATCAGGGTTAAAAACACAAATTAGAAGTTATACTGAAACAGACTCAAATGTTTTATCTGACTCTGTTTTAGAAAATATAATTTTAAATGCACAGTATAGAATTTTTAGAGATGTGCCAATTGATGCAGATAGAAAACAACAAATAGGTAATTTAGTTTCAGGTCAAGAATCAATTAATGCTCCAGCAGGAGCAGTATTTATAAGAGGAATACAGGTATACGACTCTACATCAGCATCAACTGGAGCCAATACTTGGCTAGAGAAAAAAGATATTACATATCTACAAGAATATATTTCATCAACAGAATCTGCTAAAAGAGGTCAACCTAAGTATTATGCCATGTTTGGTGGAGCTACAGGTGAGTCAGACACCACATCTGGTAGAATGATGTTTGCTCCTGTGCCTGATACAACTTATAAATTTAGGGTTCATTATAATGCTGCCCCAGCTTTATTAGAAAATAATGATACTAATTATATTAGCCTTAACTTTCCAAATGGGCTTTTATATTGTTGTTTATCAGAGACTTATAGTTTTTTAAAAGGCCCTATAGACATGTTGACTTTATACGAAAATAAATATAAACAAGAAGTACAAAAGTTTGCTAACGAGCAAGTTGGTAGAAGACGAAGAGACGACTACACTGATGGCGCTGTTCGTATACCAGTAAACTCAGCAAACCCGTAGGAGAATAAATTATGGCAATAACATCTGCAGTTTGCACAAGTTTTAAAGTTGAACTTTTAAAAGGAGTTCACAATTTTACAGCAACAACTGGAAATACTTTTAAAATAGCTTTATACACTAGTTCAGCAACTTTAGGTGCTTCTACAACTGCTTATTCAACATCGAACGAAATAACTAATTCATCTGGAACCGCTTATACTGCTGCAGGAGCAACACTTACGAGCGTTACTCCGGTTGCCTCAAGTACAACTGCTGTCTGTGATTTTGCAGATGTAAGTTATACTTCTGCTACGTTCACAGCAAACGGTGCACTAATTTATAATGACTCAGCTTCAGGCGATCCTGCTTGTGCTGTTATTGCATTTGGTGCAGACAAAACTGTAACAAGTGGAACTTTTACAATTCAATTTCCAACAGCAGACGCAACAAACGCAATCATAAGATTAGCGTAAAGAGGTAACGACGCATGTCCGTTACTAGAACTTACACAGTAACGGTAGCCAATCCTGGCGCCGGTAATCGATATTACATTGACAATAATTTACAAGAAACATTATATTTAGCTGAGGGTGGCACATATAAGTTTGATCAGTCAGATAGTTCAAACGCATTTCACCCATTAAGATTTTCAACAACAAGTAATGGTACACACGGAGGTGGTTCAGAATATACAACAGGAGTTACAACTTCTGGAACCCCTGGAGAATCTGGAGCATACACTCAAATAACAGTAGCTGATGATGCACCAACTTTATATTATTATTGCTCAAATCACTCTGGTATGGGCGGAACGGCAAATACTCCAACAGCTGATACATGGGGTGCCTTGGGTTGGAGTACTAATTCTTGGGGAATTGATTCTTTAACTGTAGGTTATGGTGCAGATCCATGGAACGATGCAGCTTCAACTTGGGGTGATGTAGGAGATGAAGTAGTTTCAATAACAGCACCAGACGCTATTGTTTCAAATCTTAGTGTGGGTTCTGAATGGGGTGACGACGCATGGGGACAAGAACAATCATGGGGTCAATTTACTTTAAGTGTTGCGGATGTTGTAGGAATTTCAGGAGTTGATTCAACATCATCTGTTGGTTCTGTTTCATTTACTATTGATGCTACTGCTTCTGTTAGTGGAGTTGCTTCAACATCATCTGTTGGTTCTTTAGCACCTGCAGATGTAATGGGTTTAACAGGAGTATCTTCAACATCAAATGTTGGATCTTTAACAACTGCAGATGTGATGGGTTTAACAGGAGTATCTTCAACATCAAATGTTGGTAGCATATCAATTGGATCAAGTCCTATAGTAAGTTTATCTGGAGTTCAAATTACTTCTGGAGTAGGAGGATTAGATCCTTCAGCACAAATTGTTGGTTTAGTAGGAGTATCTACTACAGCTAGTGTAGGATCAACTACGGTAGCTGATTTAGTTTTAGGTGTCACAGGTGTTTCTGCTACTGTTTCTATAGCTACGTTTGGAACTTCAACGGGCTTTGGAATTCAAGCATATTCAAGCGTTGACACTGGTTCAAATTCATCGTATACAAATGTTGCAACTGGATCAAATACAAGTTATAGTGACGCTGCATAGGAGATAAAATATGGCATCAACATACACACCTTTAGGTGTAGAACTTCAAGCAACTGGTGAAAACGCTGGTACATGGGGAACAAAAACTAATACTAATCTACAGATCATAGAACAAATATCTGGTGGGTTTACACAACAAGCATTAACAAGTGGTGGAACAGTTACTCTTTCAGTTTCTGATGGATCAACTGGTGCAGTTTTATCTCATAGAATGATAGAGTTCACTGGAACATTAAGTGATAATGCAATTGTTACAATACCTTTAGATGTTCAAAATTTTTATATTTTAAGAAATTCTAGTTCTGGTGCGTATACAGTACAATTTAAATATGTAAGTGGATCTGGAGACAGTTTTACTTTTGGTACAACAGATAAAGGTGACCAATTAATTTTTGCATCAGCAAATGATGGAACTAATCCAGACATAATTACTTTAGCGTTTGGTTCAGGTGATGGAGATGTAACTCTTACTGGAACACAAACTTTAACAAACAAAACTTTAACAGCACCAAAAATTGTTGATGGTGGTTTTATTGCAGATGCAAATGGAAACGAATCTGTTATATTTCAAACAACAGGATCTGCTGTAAATCAATTCGATATTACAAACGCAGCAACAGGATCAGCACCAATTTTAGAAGCAACAGGTGGAGACACTAATGTTGATATAGATTTAAAACCAAAAGGTTCTGGAGAAATAGCAATTGGAACAGGAGCAGCTGCAGCTACTATAACCACAAAAGGCGCTTATGATCTTGTTTTAGACACAAATTCAGGTACAAATTCAGGAACTATAACAATAACAGATGGGGCTAATGGAAACATAAATTTAGCTCCTAATGGCACTGGTCAAGTACAGGCTGGTGGACAATCATTAGCAACAACTGGAAAAGCTATTGCAATGGCTTTAGTTTTCGGTTAAAAGAATACAAGGAGAATAAAATATGTCAGCACCAAATCTAGTAAACGTAGCAACGATAACAGCTAAGTCTGTTCAGGCAGCTTTAAGTACTACACTTACAACTGAAATTTTAGCTAACGCAAGTTCTTCTGGAAAAGTTTTTAAAATTAATAATATAATAATAGCAAATATTGATGGGTCCAATGCGGTAGACATCTCTGTTGCCATTACAAAATCTGGTGGCTCACCTATCATGATCGCAAGCACAATTTCTGTGCCTGCAGATGCTACTCTAGTGGTTGTCGATAAGAACACTGCATTATATCTTGAAGAAGGCGATAATATTGAAGCCGGTGCGGGAGCAGCTTCAGATGCAACTATCACAATCAACTACGAGGAACTAAGTTAAGGAGGGTCGTAGCACATGGCTCACTTTGCTGAAGTTAGAACTGACACAAACGAAGTCTTAAGAGTAATCGTTATTAACAATAAAGATGTAGACGCTAATGGTGGAGATTATTCTGCTGGAGCTGAAGCTTGGGTTACTAATTTAATGGCAAATGCTCAAAGTGAAAGTATTAAAGAACTTTACGGAGGAAGTTATCCTTCAGATATATATTGGAAACAATGTTCTTATAATAAAAATAACAGAGGAATTTATCCAGGCGTAGGATGTAAATATAATGCTAGTGCGGATAGATTTGAAGGACCACAATATTTCCCATCGTGGACATTAAATGAAACCACTTTTATGTATGAAGCACCTGTACCAGAGCCTAGTGGAGAGCATGGTGATAAATATTTACAAACTGCATGGGATGAAGATAATCAAAGATGGAATGGAAACACTGACGATGAAAACTACATTTGGAATCCATCAACAAGTAGTTGGGAAGATGCATAGATTATGGCTAATGGAGGAATCGTTGGACCATCAATCACTCCTTCTTTAGGAGATTTAATAACACCCTTTACAGGATCAGGCACTTTTAATAGATCTAAAACCACAGGAACTGTATTAGTTGTTGCTGGTGGTGGTGAAGGTGGACCTGATATTGCTGGAGGCGGTGGAGGCGGAGGTCTTATTTTATCCCCCTCTTCTTTTCCTTTGCCTGCAACGGCTACTACAATTACTATTGGAGGCGGCGGAAGTCCGTCTACTCCTCACCCTACTGGACCTGAAGGTCCTACAAACCAAGGTGGTAATGGAGTTGATTCATCTTTTGGAACTGCTTTAGTTGCCGTAGGTGGCGGCGGAGGCGGAACATATTTTAACACTGGTCACCAACCAGGAGCACCTGGAGGCTCAGGTGGAGGTGGTCGAAGAAATGGTGGATCTGGAGGTTCTGGAACACAACCTCAAGCACCTGGAAATTCTGGATCTTATGGTTTTGGTAATGGTGGTGCAACTGGAACTAGTCCCGATGGATCGGGATATGCTGGAGGAGCTGGAGGAGCTGGAGGATCAGGTTCTGCTCAAAACGGAGGATCATCTAAATCTATCCCGG